CCGTTGCTTGGTCCCCGTCGTCGCAGTACAGAACTTCGGCAGCGTAGAACTTCATCATCTTGCTGGAGCGTTGACCTTCTGGCAGTACGCTTAAGTCATCGGCGTCCTTGAGGGGCTGTACGCACATGCGAACGGTCCGCAGAACGGTGTCGATGTGAACCTCTCCCGCCGCATCGCCCGAGGTCACGAAACTGTTGATTCGTCGGTTCACTTGAACCAGCTGGGTGAAGTCTGGGTCTCGGAGTAATTCAGCTATGTTTATCATGGTCAATCTCGAAGGTTATTGACTGCACCAACTGCCCTGTATCTATCAGGGCCTTTGAGCTGCCTTTTCGTTTCTTGGTTTCCTCACTAAGTGAGTAGTCGTTGTTTCTGATGAACTGTTGAACGTGTCCCTGAGCCATCAACCCCAGTTGACCAAGAGCCGTTTCCATGGTCATGTTACCGCGAAGAACTTTCACCACATTGATTCGGTTGAGTCGTTTGTAGTCGTTCAAATTCGCGATGATCGTATTGCGTAAGAACGGACGCTCAGGAATACCCGCTTTCGGAGCGCCATATTCATGAACAGCCGCGACTAAGGCGGTCGGGGTACCGTCAGCTTCTTGCTTTCCTGACGGCACGCCCACCAATACCCGCTGCAGGTTCTCAACGCTCTCAGTCAACCGATCAAGTAACTTGACGTTCGGTTTCTTGATAACCTTGATCACCGGTTTCATACTGCGTGTGCTCCCATACCGACCAGCTTTTGCAAACGGCGGTATTCTTGACCATAAGTCGTTGACATCATCGGGTCATCCATCTTGCGAAGCAAAGCCGCCTCGGAACGTTGAACCTGCAGGTCGCCCACCTTCTTGTTGATGGCGTCCGAGGATAACCAGCCAGCAGTGCCAGCCGTTACCTGCGCGTTCGCCACAGCCAATTTGTGGGCCACGTAATAGGAGACGCCCGCCGGATAGAAGGTGTCCCAACGTTCGACGTCGAAGACTGGGTCTGCGTCAGTAATGAAGAGTTGAACTCGGGCATCCGTTTCGGACGCGAACTCAGGGAACCTTGTTTTGAATTCGGCGGGCGCCATAACTTACTCCCCCTTCTTGCGGCGGACGGGGGTCTCCTCGGTAGAGGCCTCTTCCACAGGGGCTACGTCGCCGGAGTCTACCAACCAGCCCTCGGCGAAGTAGTAGGCAATGACCGGAGATTTTTGTGCCTTCTCCAGGTCGCTCGGGTCCATCTCGACCCAGCCGTTGACTTTGGCCGAACCATTCTCAGCCGTGGGCTGATTCGTGGCGGCGGGAACGAGAACAGTCACGTCACCGACTTGGATGTTGATGTCGTGCTCGCGGGTGTTTTCAATGAGTCGCATGTTTGTTTCTCCAGGAAGGGCAGGGCCGAAGCCCCGCCATTGGGTTTAGATGCCGTCCATGTAGTAGGCAGACTTCGGATAGCGGATTTCAACGCCCGAGTACTTGTACTCGCCGGGAACATCCACAGACAGGCCAACCAGCTGAGGCGCCAGGAAGCGCAGAGGCAGCGGGATGTGCATTACCAGACGGTTCGGGTCTTTCACGTAGCCCACCATGCGACGGGTCGAACCAGCGCCTGCGGTATTCAAACCGAAGCCAGGTTGGAAGTCGATGTCGATGCCGCGTTGCTGCTTGGCGACGTTGTTGGCCTTGATCCAGGCGAGGATGGTCGTATCCGTCGTGGTTGCACGAGGAGTAGACGCGATCTTCGACAGGGCCGCCGGTGCCATCGCGATGGTCGTGGGCAAATCGTTGTAGGCCGTGTTCGTCCAGATGTTGTCAATCAGCTTGTTGATGTCCGCCAGGATGTTGTCTGCAGAAGCAGAGCCCCAGTTACCTGTGGGCGCGGAGCCCTGAGGAACCAACGAGTTGTTGAACAAGCCAGTGAGGCCGGACTCTGTCTCGCCGTACAGGCCCACACGGTTCATGTGGCGTTTGTAGCCTTCCATCGCGGCGGCCAGTTTGCGGTCTGGCAGCGAGCGGCGGAGGTACGCAGTGCGGCGCAGTTCTTCTTGGCTGTAGTCGTAGCCGATGTTGCCGTACAAGACCGGGAAGGACTTGTCTGCCATACCGACGTCAACCTTGTTGATGTCACGGCCCTTGCCGGAAGTGCGCTTGCCCTGGCCAACGAAGTCATAGATTTCGTAGCGGATGGTGTCAGCCCACTCGCCAGCCGAGAAGTCGAGCGGCAAGAACTGCTCGTACTGCATGGGCTGGTACATGCGTTCGAAGGTGCGGCTTTCGGTGAAGGCCAGTTGGCTCACCAGGAAGGCCATCGCCTCTTGGGCATCGCGGCCCTGGGTCATGCCATCAGCTGCTAGAGCTGAGAGCAGTTGCGGGGAGTGGCGCAGGTTGTCGAATGCCGCGAAGCGGTTCTCGTCTACCTCCGCCTGGCGGGCGATGCCGCCATCGTTGATGGTGATGATTTTAGGCATGGTTGTGGTTTCCTTAGTAGACGATGCGGACTTTGCCAACTTGGCCCGCAGTGGTGGTGGTTTCCCAGTAGGCACCGGGTACTGCTACGCGACCTGCGCCTGCAGCGCCGCCAGTAGTAGAACCGAGTTTGCCGCCCTGTGCAGTGATGGACAGAACTTGTGCACCGCGGCCAACGTTCTCGAACGGAACTGCGAACATCCAGCCATTCTTGAGAATGGGAACTGAGTCACGCTGAGCGTAGTTGACGTTGCCGGAAGCATCAGCAGGGCGGTTCGGCAGACGAACAGTCAGGCCAATTGGCAAGTCAGCGTCAGCGGCGATCACCTTGCAGGTGTTGTCCGAAGTAGTGCCACGGGCCACAGCAATGCCGAAGTCGATAGCGGTTGCGGATTCATTGATCTTCGAATCCATGTCGGCCATGTGAACTTCGTGGGTGAGTTGGCCAGCGTAGCCAAGGTCACGAAGGTCACCGCCGTAAGTGGTGAGGTCGGGTTTTGCCATGGTGTGTTACTCCTTGTTGCCGAGGTATGCGGCTTGTTGACGGGCGATCATCGCATCGCGACCGACCAGTTTGACCTGGGCGTTCTGTTGCTTACCGCCGAGCAGTGCGTCAGCAGCTGCGGCAGAATCGGTTGCTTGTTGCTGTGTGGCTGCGGGTTCCACCATCGCGGACAGCACACCGAACGCGGCGCGAATCGTTTCCGGTTCGGCGTCGTTGATTTGCTTGCCAGCGAGCAGTGCATCCACAGCTGCCTTGGCCTTGGCGTCTTTGGCTGCCAATGCGACGACCACTTCGCGACGGATCGCGACGCAGGTCTTGCCGTCAGTGGTGACCTCAGGTGCCAGACGTTTGGCGTCTGCTGCCAGCTTGACCCACTCACTCACCATCGCGTCACGTGCAGCAGGAGTCATAACGTCCTTCTTCAGTGATTCGATTTGAGTGAGCTGATCATTCGCCAGCTTGAGCAGTTCTTCGGGCGAGTGGTCCTTGCCGTTGAATTGCAGTTTCTTCGAAGCGTCCGCAGCAGTTTTCACAGCTGTGTCACGTTCCTTGGTCAACTTGTCGATGGCCGCCGCAGCAGTTTCGCTTACTTCAAGCGGGATACCATCCACCGTGACCTTACGCAGGTTTGCGTCAGCCATCGTGTTTTCTCCTAAAGGTTGAGAGTCAGAAATTCGGCAAGCCGAACCACATCTTGCAGCGTCCACTATGGCTAAGTGGTTGCCGCGGATGTTACGTTGTACCCCGTCGTACGCCTTTCCATCAGGCGTAGTCCCGGGTGTCCAGTCCAGCAAGAACGTATAGCCATTTGACAGCTGCGTCTTACCAGATTGAATTGCTTCGATGGCGTCCTTGCTCTTCACGATCAAGGTGCCAGACATGAGGTTGCCGAAACAGGCTACGTCTCGAACTTCGCCCTTGGCGAGTTCCTGCCAGTTGTCGACGTTCACCCCATCAGGTGGATGCTCGATCGTGATGGGCTTGTTTTCAAAGCTTGCCATCGATTCTTTATCGAAGACCTCCTCGGGCGGACGGTACAGCCGAACCCGTTTCATTGGGTCGGCCTCAGCAATGCCCAGCTCGTAAGCTAGGTAGTCCTGAATGCCCGTTCGGGCGAGGATGCCTGGAGCAACGAGAAACCCCTCAGGAGTCAGCTCCCGAGAGGTAATCTCCATTGCATCATTTGCGTTTACTTGGAGCACTTGGCTTCTCCTTTTTCTTCGGCGGTGGAATGATCTTCACCAGGCCGTTGGTTTGCATCCGTTCCTTGAGTGTGCTGTCGGTCATAGTAGCTCCGCGTCAATGTAATGAATCGGGGATTCGACCCCACGAATAAGAACCTTCTCTGTGGTCCGACCGAGAACCTTCAGCTTGCCGCCCCGATTGAGAAGCACTTCCTGTTCTCCCGAGACCACACTGGAGTTACCCAGCTTGATGGCCTTGGTTCCGGCAGAAGCCCGAATCCTCAGCACTGCAGACTCATACTTCTCGGGGTTCTTGGCCGTACCGTTACGCAGCACAGCACCGAACTCCTTCGCGATGTCCAGCCGAGTACTAGTGGACATGAAGCCCTTGTCCTGAATGACCGCCCCAGGCTGCAGGTCGTCTAGGTTATCCAGGAACGCCCGAACCCCGCGATAAAGCAGGGAGTCGTTGTCAAGCTTGGGCGCCTTCTCGAAGGCAGCATCCATTCTCTTGACGTACACTGACTTAGTCTTGTCATCCCGCAGTGCGGTGTTGACCTTCTGGAAGTCCTTGATTGTGTAGCCGCGAATGTTCATCGCGTCATCCCAACCGTATTCAGCCGTAAGCGTATCCAATGAGCGACCCGTCAGCTCAGAGTCGAGGTTCTCGGTTCCCTTCATCCAGTCCTTTTCTTCGGAGGGCTCGTTCGGGGTCTCGCTGAGTTTCTCTTCCTCGGCATCCAAGTCGAAGTATGGCAGAGCCACACACCGGCACTGGATGTCTTCGCCAGGGTGTCCGGTGTTAGGCGGATCATCCCAGCTGAAAATCTTGCCATCATTCTGGGCGTGTTCATCACGAACGCGTTCATCACCTGACGTCTGCCAGATGTACTTCTCAAGACCCAGTGACTTTTGACGGGCCTCGTTGAATGCTCCGTTCATCTTGCTCACTTGGTCCCGAGCAATCAGTTTGGCCCGTGACTCGGTGGTTTCACCGGCCGCCTGTATCTTCTCGGCGATGGACTCCCAACGCATACCCTGCGAAGCGCCAGAGTAAACTTCGGACTTGACCTTCTCCAGGTACTTCGTCGGAATACTCTTGATGAGCTCGATGTTCGCTACCACAGCACGTTCCATGGGAGCGGCGATGGGCGACGAACTCAGTGCTGAAGTGATGTCCACAGAGACCGACTTCTGCAGAGCAGCCTTGAGGGAAGCATCGACTTGGTCGGCACTTCGTTGGGCTGCGAGTTCTGCCAGCCGTTGAGCTGTCTGGCGAAGACCGCCGAACAGGTTGCTCACTCGGTCGAAGGCATCTTCAAAATCTGAGTGGTAGCCGTCCTTCGTGTACTGAGAAGCCAGGTCCTTGAGCATCGGCAGAATGACCGCCTCGGTTTGACCGCGAATCTGGCGAACCAGTTTCAGCAGCTCAGCCTTGTACCACAGCTCTACCGTGCGGTTCGTCCTCAAGTTACGCAGTTGCACGGGTCTCTGGCGCTTGCGCATCCGGTTGACGTGGGGATGCTGCTTAACGTGAAGATGTAACTTAACCATCCTCGCCCTCGCCAGGCTCTGTGGGCACCGGTTCCGCAGGGGTACTACCAGGCCCCCCGTTTGCGGCTCCCTGCGACCCGATTTGAGGGGTTTGCAGGGCATCGTCAGGGTCCTCGCCCATAGGCCGGCTGAGTTCAGTGGCCAATTCGATGTCCTCGTCGGTCAAATTGACGTAGGTTCCATCCTCTTTCAGTTCGCGGGCGACCACGCCTTCCGTGATGACGCCGGCCTGCAGATAGATTTGATCGCGCTCAGCACGAGTCTTCTCGATCGTGGCGAGTTCGGTGTCAGAGATTTGCCACAGACTGTTGAAGTCGAAGCGGTAGTCATCAGGCATCGCGCCCAGTTCGGAGCGAACCAAGATTTCATCGAGGTACTCCAGACGGTCGCGAAGGTCGGACTCTTGCTTCGCACTGATCATGTCGTAGTAGTTCCGCACGTCGTTGTCGCCAGTGGCAGACAGACCGGCGGCAGACTGACCGAACAGACGGGTCATGGGAATGTCGGCAGCGCCGCACACATCTACCATGAATTGAATCCAGATTTTGTCGAGATTCGTGAACTGGTTCGACTTCTTCTCGTAGGTCTCACTGCCATCGAGCAGAAGCATCCGGTTGAAGCTCTTCAACATGGCCGCGGTTTGGAACCGCTTCATGAGCTTGGCCTCGCCGTCTTTCTGAGACAGTACCTCAGCCAGGTTCTGCGAAGTCACTACGTCAATGTTGGACTCGAACAGCATGGTCGCGATACCCTTGCTCGCGGTATCGGTATTCATGATGGAGTCCAGAACGTGTTGCAGTTCTGAGTCATCCCACATGGCGTTGGCCATGAAGGCGAAGTAGGGGAGCTTCTGACCACCGAAGCGGAGGACGCGGGTGTAGTGCACTTCCACACTGGACTCAGCCAGAACGTACTTCTCAGGCAAGCCGAAGTTCGGCGATGCCAGGTCGGTAGTGCGGACCCCAGTGCTGCCCAGACGCCAACGGTCTACGACTTGTAGCCACTGCAGGTCGCCCTTCTTGACCTTTGTCACATCGAGTGGCTGGTTGAGATTCTGGTTCTTGAGGCCGATCACGATACAAGCCCCGCCGTACAGACGAGACCAGCGCAGTGCTTCGTTGATCTTCGCCCGAACCTTCAGTTTCTTCTCGGCCTTCTCGATCGCCAGCTGATGTTGATCATCCTTCGAGTCGAACGCTACTGAGCGCCACTCGCGGGTCATGTCATCGGCGATGGTGTTGATGATTCGCTTTGCCAACCAACTGGAGCGATACATGTTCTCCAGTTCTTGACGACCGAGCGGACGGGGCAAACCGTATTCGTTGTAGTAGGCCTTATCTCGCGAAGTGCCAAGGCCGGCAACAACATTCTCCAGCCCGTCGCCGACTGGTCGGTTAGTTCTCGAGAGTGCTGCTTCTGCAGTCTTAACAATTCGCTTGACCATCTTCAGACTCCAACGTGTTTGCCACTCGGATCAAATGAGTCGAGCAGGTTGCGGACAATCCACAGGGATGACTTGTAGCGCCAGTTGCTTGAGTACCGCAGATGGTACCCGAGACGGGCGCTCAGTGTGAGACGCTGATAGTGGGGCAGTTCCAGAAAGAGAACCGTTGCCACGACGACGTTAACCAGAATGTCGATGGCATACCCGAGAATGAGAACAGGCATGCCCAGTACCAGGGCGGGCTTCGTCAGCGTGCCAGCATCACGTGCTCGCTTCAGGTTCATCACCGCCAGGTAGAAGACCCACAGCACGTACAGGCTACCGAGTCCATATTCAAAGTACATCATAAATACTCGCCCTCTTTGAAAGAAGTAAATCGTTGATCGCGTCTAGCATCGGGTCGATCTGGTCATCATGGGCGTGGGTGTCATCCCTCGTGAAGGAGTCTACTTCGCCACAGAAGTCCGAGACCCAGGGTGCCACTTCAGGAACGCAGACCAAGCCTGCTTCCAGTGAACCTTGAGCACCACAGGCTCGTGAGAACTTATCCTTGACGCGAGGTATCCCTGTGATGGGGATGCGTCCGCGTTTACGGATGTTCTGCACCAGGCCTGTGCCCGATGATTTGTCTTCGACCTTCATTGCTGACAGTGGACAGCTAAGCCACTGGTCATGTTCTAGGTGTTTCTCCCAGAAGTCGATTGCTTTCTGCTCCAGTTCGTGGGCTTCCCATTTACCGCGGAGCAGGTCAATCAGGTATATCTTGCCGTTGTCCCCCAGACCCCAGCACTCGAACACCGAGTAGTCGTTCCTCTCAGCGGTCTTCTGTGCAGTGTCGGCGTAGATACGGCGGGCTACCATCTTCGGTAGTTCTTTGTACCGACCGAACCACGAGGACTTCAGAACACCCCCGCCACGAGGCGAAGGCCGTTGTTGAAGTTGACCTGCAGCCCCGTATGAGCCGAGCGAGATTTCAAGTTCTCGCACTGCCTTCTCAGGGAAGCGCTCGGGGAACATCAGTTCGCCGTCTTCCTTGCGGGGATCGCCCGGGCCTACCACGAATTTCGACTTGCCCTCGTACCGCATCGGGATCATCAAATGATCGTACCCCAGTTCGAGGGCTGCGTCTGATACGTCGCCTTCTGCCAGTCGCTGCATGATGATCACGATGGCCGAGTGCTCGTTGTTCACTCGGCTCGGCAGTGCCTCACGGAATGTCAGAACATCAGATGCCAGTTTGACCCGGCTGTTGGCATCATCCACACTGTGTGGGTCATCGAGAATCACCCTATCGCCGCGAGAACCCGTCATCGAGGCGAATGCCATCGCTTCGCGGAACCCCGTGGAGGAGTTCTCGAACTTGGTCTTCGCGTTCTGGTCGCCTGTCAGAATCACAGGCCAGTTCCGTTGGTACCAGTCCGATTGAATCAGACGTCGGCACTTCGTGTTGTCTCGCACTGCCAGGTCTTGCTTGTGAGCCGTGCCCAGGAACCGCAGATGCGGGTTACCTGTCCACTCCCAGGCAGGCCATATCACCGATGTGAGCAGTGACTTCATGGTGCCAGGCGGCACGTTAACCAGTAGCCTCCGAATCTCCCCCCGAGTCACGGCTTCCAGATGGTCGCATATCGCATCAACGGACCAACCCCACTTAAGGGGTGTCTGTGGTTCAAGGATAGGCCAGGCTTGGCGTGCGAATTCCCGAAGTGAGCGACGGGCTTTCTCAGCCCTCACCAACTCCAGGTCGGGTAGCCGTGAGGAGAGCTTCGAGTTTCTCGAGGTCGTCATCGGAGAGGTTGGTGAGGTCGTGCTTGATTTCAACAGGGCCTCCTTTCTCTCCAGTGAGTTTCAATCGTGACGAATATCTTGGGTCGTTAGCTTCGAGAAGTTTGCTCAGCAGGTTGTCACTGTACTTGCGAACAGTATCCACTCGGCGACCCTCGAAGAAGACGGGTTCTTCCACACCCAGAACAGCGCGACGGTATGCCTCGCCTTCCAGACGTTCAGCGGCAGTAGCTTTCGCCTCTTCCACTGCAGCAGTGAATTGCTCGTTGCGTGCCAGTTCCCGTTTGATCATATCCCGACGAAGACCCGTGATTTCACAGGCCATTACGTGGTTGCCAGTCTGAGACAGAACCTTCAAGTACGCACTCTGCAAGACCGGCGTAAAGAGCCGGATGCGAGTTGTAATGAGGGGCTTCTGAGACATGGTGGGAGTCAATCCTTTCCGAATTTATCGTCTTTTTACCAGAGGATTGCAACTTTGTAAACGGGTTGCCGAAATTATTTTTTCACGTCCAGGTGGTTGAGCAACCGTACTTGGAGACGTTCCAAACGATCGTACATGGTGCGCACTGGGCATTTGCAGGCTTTTGCCTTCTGTTCAACCGTCCAGTACTGGCTCAGGTAAAAAGTTTTCAATAAAAATTTTTCATCCCTGCTGCACTGAGTGCGGATGAACCCCTCAACCTGGGATGCCACAGGGTCGGTGTGTATCTTGACAGGTCCACTACCGCGAGGGGCACCAGGCAGCAGCTGGCCCTTGCCCTCCATGATACGTTGGCAGATGTTCGTGCCATAGCCCAGGTTGATTCCAGGAACCGGAGCGAGAACCCACACAGCCCATCGGCGAAACTTATCATGGGCGGCAGGTATCATCGCGTCTCCTTATCACTATGCAGGCATGTCGTTCATCAGTCCTCGAATCATACAGCATCCACTTCTCGCCTTGGACCCAGTAGAGGCCAGTAGCCCCACAGGTCTTGCAGCTGGCAGAGCAGTCCTCCCCAGGGTCACGCTCGTCGAACAGTTCGTCTAGTGGGTCAATCATTTCTTCTTGGTTCCCTTGACACGGTAGACCTTGTATTCTCGGCCCATGTACTTCTTGACGGACTTCACTTCGATGGAGTTCGAATCCAGAAGGTCCTCGACGATTCGAGCCACAGTAACTTTCGAGAGGCCCATCTCATCTTGCTGCGCTTTGTGTAACGTGTTGGTCGTGAACTCAGTGTCTTTGAACTTGGATTCCAACAGTTCAACCACTCCGGTGATCTTCTTCTCCAGATGATCTTCTGAGTCCATGTCCTTGATTCGATAGTAGACGCCGCTGATGTTGGTATGGGCCTTGACGATGAACCCTTCCTCAATCAATGAATCCAGTTCCTCCAAAATCGAATCATCATACTCGGTTCCCATGTTGGTGAGAATCTGGAGAAGGTCTCGCAGATTGGTAGAACCCGTGTGGGTGAAAACTTGTTTGAGAAATTTTTTCATCTAGAACACTCCAGAAATAAGTGGAACTCCCATTCTATCATAGTTCGGTCGCGGGGTCCATGGCGCAATAACACTGGATAATCACATATATTACTACGTAGTATATATGTGAATCCATAGTGTATATTGGGGCCGCGGTCAGGGTGGCGGTTAGTCGCAGAAAGTGAAGATGTCGCAGAAAGCTGCGGGTCCAAAACTGCTAAAAACACTAACAAAATCAAGCACTTAGCTAATCTCTCTGCGGAATGCCTGCGGGTCACCCACAGCATCTTGATCTTGATCTGCACTAATTTGACCTCAAAAATAGCTGCGGGTCCTGCGGATGTAAGCCTGGCAAGCGTTTGCGACCATGTCCATACAAAACATTCTGTGGGAGTTGGTTTCTCCATCAAGTCCACCATTGACCTTCACTGCCCACTTGACGGCTCTCAATCAAGAGAGTTTGCGATCTTGAACAAGACCTCACCAGGGCACAGACCCCGACAGGTACAGAGCAAATCACGGCCACGAAGAGCGGCACGAACAGCTCCCTTCTCACGGTTCATTCGACGGACCCAAGCCTTGAAGCGGTCCTCAGTAAACGAACGAACTCCAGGGCTCCACTTAGTCCCTAGGCCCACATTCACGGATTCTGGCGGTACGTCTTCCCAGCCCTCGATATGGAGCACCTCAGGCTCTATGCGGTCTTCCCAGTCACGCTTAATCCACCAAGGCGGAGCACGCCGAGTCCACTTGTGCTGGGCAGTCTTTTCATGCAGGTAGTACAGTCTGTAGCTACTCGGTACTGACCCCCACCAGTACTGCTCTGGCATCACGAGCGGAGGGTTCACCCAGCGCATACGGCCGAGCGGAGGAACCTTGAGACGCCGTGCCACAATAGCCGAGCGGTGCTCTTTCCCGAACCGGTGCTCAAACTCCCTACCCAGGGCCATTACTAACTGACGCAGATAGACCCAGTGCTCCACATTCATGCGAGCCCACACAGAGCACGGGTGATTGATATGCGTGGGCCTGTAAGGTGCTTGACCCCCGATGAACCACCAGG